GTAACTGTTACGGAGACGCCTGCCATGGTTACCCGCTAAGGTACTGCGACAGAACAGTGGCCAGTGTACCTATAATAGCGAGCGCGCCTGCGAGTCTGGCTTTCCAACCAAACGCGGGTTTCGGTGCCTCATCCATAGGTAGGATTTTGCCTGCGGCTTTCTTGAGGACTGCCTTCTCGGCTTCCTTCTTCAGTATGCTCTTAAAATCCATCGTCGTTCTCCTTATGCCCAAGCAGCGTACTTCTTGGTCTTCAGTTTGCGGTCGTCGAGGCCATGTGTACCACCATTGATCCGCTTTGTCAGTGCAAGGATTGTAGCGTCATTGACGCCCTGATCGCAGATACCCCAGAGCTTGTTTGCGTCAAAGAACCATAAGGCACTTTCAAAACCAAGTTCATTTGCAACGATGTCTGGATTGTCCAAAATCTCTTGTTCGCGACCAATGTACTTGCCGAATGCGCGGTAATTGTTCTTGCCCGTCAATTGGAGGGGGCCTCGGCCTTTGTACAGCCACCCTTCGCCTGATGCTTCGTCACCATTGCCCATGCGATTGGCGTAGACGCGGTTTGCAATTTTTTCCGGCTTACGTTCGTAGGCACGAGCCAGTGCATCGGTAGGGAAGTACTTCCCGAAGATGCTACGCAAGCCCTTGGCACTGTAGTTCAGGTTTTCGCTGAACGCCTTGAAGTTGCCCGACTCATGCGCCGTTTGAGCAAAGAAATGCGCAGCCCGATGAGGTGATAATTTATAAAAAGCCGCAGCCGACTTAAATGTACCCGGACCGAACGCACCATCTGCATGACACCCACATTTGTTTTGAAGATTGATTAAGCTCATTTGCCAGCACTCCGCCAATCAGGAAAGTCATTTTCGTCAACCACGCCGTCGCCGTTGGCGTCGTAGCGCAGGTCGTTGCGATACTTCTCCCATGGTTCCATCTCGTCGTCCTCATCCTCTTCAGGCTCGTCGATAAAGACTGTGCCCTGCGGGTCGTTGTACGGCTTGGGTGCTTCTGGTTCTGGCGCAGGCGTGTCCAGTTCTAGCGGCGCTTCTGGCTCAGGTTCTTTATCCCGCGCATTGGCGTTAAGGCTAAGGCCACCAAGCAACCCAACAAACGCACCTATAATCGTCTGGAAGGCGGGGTTAACCATTTCAAGGATAGCTGCGCTTTCTATGACATCATTAGGCATGAACAGTCCAACGGCCAGCGCAAGGACTACAACCAAGATAACCGCAGATAGCGTGACGATTGCCACACGCACAACAAACTCAACGGTGTCGTTGACGCCGCCTTGCTTGCTTTCAAAACTACTTAGGAAGCTCATCTTCTTCTCCTTCAACCTTCTCCGGCGGCTTTGGCTTGATCGAGCCGCTACCCTGTCCCGCCATCAGTCCTGCCAACGCCCCCACGATAAAAGTCGCTATCGGGTTAATCAGCTTAAAAAACTCAGCGTCATTCGGGGACTGCCCCTCCATCGGCTGCGAGACGAATATCAGCGAATACAGCACAGTCGCCACGATAAACATCAACGTGAACGACAACACAACGCCGACAATGAACCGCAGCAGTTCCTCTGGCGACCAGTATTTAACCTTCTTCGACAACTTCGTTCTCACCCGTATCAATCAACCACTCAGTGCAGTAGCCCATAGCTACACATCTGGGCTTCTTACAAAGTTCATCCTGCCAGTTTGCAGGGTCTTGGCAGTCGTAGCGGTATCGGTCTTCACAGCCTGTAAGCGCCACTAGTGCCAGCAATAAAATACTTACCCGCACGGTTTAACTCCCGACTTAAGCTATTACGCAATCCGGATGATTGCGGTGGTATTTGTAGCTGTAGGAAATACGATGGTGAAGTCGCCGTCTGTCGATGTTTTGTCCGAACCAAAGTCCAGCGCGCACACAGCAGCGTTCGTCAGCGTAGTGTTAGCGTTAGAGTTAGCCGAAGGCGTGTTGTTATAGATCAACGCGCCACGTGCTGTGATTGTCGCATTGGCAAAGGTCAAGTCGGAGAAGTCCGTGAAACCTACACCAGTAGACGCGGTATTGTTTGAAGTTACAACTCCAAGGCGCGTCAGCGTGCCGCCACCAGCGGTGTAGTTCGTACCCGAAGATGAGACTTCGTTAGACGCAGTATACGCAGTGGTGTTAGCGTTCAAGTCAGCCGACGAAGTGTACAGCGCGAGCTTGAAAGTGTCACCACCAGTTGCACGGAAATCGTGTACAGCGAGCATAAGCTCGGCCTTGAAACTAGTACACATCGCTTGGGTTATTGGCATATCATGGACTCCTTATGTATCGAGTATTGAGGTAAGCTCTGGATACCCCGCCCGTTTAAACTTGCTAACCAGAGTTACGTTATGTGACCGCACAGCCTCGTGCATATAGTGCACAAGTACCTGACGGATGCTGTCTTTGAAGGCTTCGGCCTGATCGCGGATAGCAGGGTGCGCTTCACTACCTACGTAGATAATCTTATCCAGCGCACGCTCGGCGATCTCCTCTGGCGTGAAACCACGGCCTTCGGTTGTCATAACCATGACGTTGCCAATGGTAGTTGAAACTGCGTCGAACACCTAATTCTCTCCTATTGGACCGGCAGGCGTATTTGGCCACTACGATACATATCTTGGCGATTCTTACCTTCACCGAGTTGTTTGAGTAATCCCATCGCTTCGTTGTACCGCTTCTGGTACTCGGCGTTGATATCCTGCTCGCCCTTCATAAAGATGTACGCCTCAATAAGCGCGCCATAGAGCAATACGCTATCGAAATTATCACCCAACCAGCTTGTACCTGCCGTCACAATCGAGGGCGGGTAGTAGAAGTAGTGCAGTTCGACGGAATAATTAGCGTCAGGCGTCGGCCCCAAGATGTACGAGTTCTCGTCGAAATAGGCGTAGCAGTACGGGAGACCCTCCTCGTTGGGGTTAGGAAACGACTGCCGGATAAAGCTGACGTCCTTGTTGAGCAAATACTCATACCGTCCGGTCGCGTCGATAACCGCCATAGAGAAGTTAGCCAACCAATCTGAGGGCACCGAGAGGTACTTATTGCCAGACGTCATATTGCCCGTCACGTTCTTACGCAGGTCAAGCAACTGCACCGTATTAAAGATGCGCTGCTCAGCCTGTTCGATGAACGTGTTGATCTGTTCGGTAGACGTCAAAGTCACCGGAGTGGTGCCGTCAGAGCCGGTCCACGAAGTGTTGGGGAAGTCGTTTTCGACGTACCCTTTGATTGTCTCGAACAGTTCAGCGTAGTTCATTAGCCCATCTTCTTGCTGTGCCCAGTACCCTTGGTAGCCGCACCCGTACCACGGGTCTTCTGCGTCTGGGTGTTGGCGATCTTATTGGGATAGCCGTTGTTGCCGAGGTCGGCCTGTGTGTAGGTCTTTGGCATCTTATCCATTTTTATTGACCTTTCCCATGTCCTTCTTCGGCTTGCTGCCGCTCTTCTGGTTCGCAATCTTCGCGAGATTACGCCCCATGCTCATCATCTGTGCGTTGGTCTTACCACCCTTAGCCATCTTAGTCAGAGGCTTACCCTTGTGCATTGCGCGCTCATGCTTGTGCACGGCCTTCGCTGCGGTAGCCTTATCCTGCTTCAAATCTTTCTTATCCATCACTAATTCTCCGTCTCAATCGTTACGGTCCCTACTTGACCACTACCTAATAGCGTATTTGGAAGACCAAATAAACCCAAAGGATTATTTAGGCCAACAGGGTTCCAACCCCACTGGATTACACGGCTACCACCTGACGGGCCACCGAACGCCAGCACGTTATTACTGGGTACTTCGCCCTGCGTTTCTTCTTGTAGTCCAGTCAGACCACCTTGGAGATATGTCGTGTCCGGACGCGGGTTACGTAGCGCCTGAGGGTCATCAACCGGATACATACCAAGCTGCAACTGAGGTTGATCTGGTTCCCAGCATGACGGGCACACGAGTATATTGACGTTCTTCGTCTTGATGACGAGACGCCGAAGCTGCTTCAGCTTATAGCGGAACCCACAGCGGTCACACTGTGAGATCGCATATTTACCGGAGGCAAACCTATTTGGCATTGCTTCTCCTTAATAGAACATCTGGCGCGGTGCGATACGCAACGACGCCTTCTCGCGATCCTCGTCAGCAGCTTGCAGCCACAACTCTTCGTATTGTGCTTTCAACCCATTAGAACGCTCAAGCGCGCCGGGGACCTTCAGGGATAAGTGATACGCGAGACCAGCCACCATACAAGGGAGGAACCTAAACGGTATATCTTGCGTAGTAACGCCATCGCCAGCATCCTGTAAACGGCGCAAGCGCCAGTAGACAAAGGTATAATAGTTGGACTGCTCTGGGGCAGGCCAGACGTTGATGCTTGGGTGATCCACGCCTGTGCTAGGGTTTGTGCCTTCGGGCCGTCCACCGGGCGGATAGGTCGCGCCTGACTGACGGTTAATCCACACTTGGATAGGACGCCCTTGAGCATTTTTGTTCGGGATCGTCGAGTATGTGTCGATGCTAATCCGCGAAATGTTGATGTCCGTCTGGCCTTGACCAGTCTGGGTGCGGACCACGTGGTCGAGTAGATCAATGGTATCAACCGGGAGCGGATAAACAATCTGCCCCTGAACCATGGGGATTTCGCCCTGCTCGATGGTCCATAGGTTAATACCCCGGTTTGCCCACTCAATGGTGAGCAAGTTCAGGCTGCGCCGCGCTGTACGCAGGTCATAGCCCGTCCGAAGCTCGGCACCACAGCGCTCGAACGCTTCCTCAACAAGCTCGTTGAGATTGAGATTAAATCCTGTAGTGCCAGATGTGGTCATTAGAAGTTGTATCCTCCACCGCCACCGAAGTTCATACGCTGCATCATACGCATAGCTTGCATACGTGGGTCTTCTTGACGTACTTGCTGTGCATACGGGTTGGGTGGCATCTGCTGTTGCGATAATGAGCGATTGACATTTGGTCGGAGCATACGGGGGTCCATGCCCCCGACAAGATTACCACCCGGCGTACCCAAAACCGGTTGCGAACCACCACCCATACCCCGAAGCATATTACCCATCTGAAGTATGCTTCGAGAGTCCATAGGGGCCTGAGATGCAGCTTTAGATTGGCTAAAGCGCTGCCCCTCCAAAGGAAATCCACCCGGGTCTTGTTGCAGCAGCGGCGGTATTGGGCTTACCTGCGGCTGTTGCTGTGGGGGCTGAGCAATATTTATACCCATACCACGTAGTAGGTCCGTGTTGGCATCGTACGCGGGCATACCCATAGACGCTTCAGCAGCGTTCTGAGCCTCAAATCGGTCAAAATCCTCCTGCTGGGGTCCTCTTCGGCCTATCTGCGGCGTGAACATATCTTGCTGCCGCTGCTGGGGCATATTAAAGCCCTGCCCACCAAGAAAGCTGCCGAGGCTGCTACCAAAGCCCTGCTGCCGAGGGGGTCTAACAGGAGTACTGCGAATACCGCCGGGGTCGAAACCACCGCCAAAGCCCTGCTGGGGTGGCATTGTACGCGCAAAGGTGTTACCAAAGCCACCTTGCTGACCGCCAAAACCACCACCGAAGCCCTGCTGTTGGGGCATCTGGTTAAAGCGCTGACCACCAAAACCACCACCAAAGCCACCTTGCTGTTGCTGACCGCCGAAGCCGCCTCCCATTGGTGAACCGCCTTTAGACATTACCTGAATCCCTTTGTCTTCTTTGCTATGGCCTTTGGCTGCTTGACGAACTGTTTGCCTGCCTTTGTACCCTCGCGCTTTGCTTTGCTTGTAGCAGAGTATTCCTGTGAACTCAAAGCCTCACGTGCTTTCTTAGGTAAGTAGCGCTCACCCGTGGCTTTTGGCCCCTGTGTAGACGGCTTGCCTGACTTAGTGCCCCAGTCCTCTTTGGTCCATTTCGACAAGGATTTCTGCGCTTCTGTCTTCGGGCCGCTGTAGCTGCCGCCAGACTTCTTGTACCGCTGGGTCGCAAGCTGGGCTTTACGGGCGGACCATTGACCTGCGTTACCGCCCTTGGTGCCAGCTTTTACACTAGCAACAATGCGTTTCCATTTAGGTTCGTCCGACCGTGCCATACTTAAAACTCGTTGAAATTGTTGGAATCGCTAAAGTCGTTGAAACTCGTACGCTGCATGTCGCGCATAATCTGCATGCGTGGGTCTTCTTCGTACGTTTGCTGTGCGTAGGGGTTAGGAGGTGGCTGATTATACATCTGCGGCTGCTCGTACACTTGCTGCTCATATACCTGAGGCTGCTCGTACACTTGCTGCTCGTATACCTGAGGCTGCTCGTACACTTGCTGCTCGTACACCTGCGGCTGTGGCTGCTCATACGTCTGCGGCTGCGTATACACCTGCTGCTCATACGTCTGCGGCTGCGTATACACCTGCTGCTCGTACGCCCGCGAGGGACCCCTAAAGTCACTAAAATCCTGTGGCTGCGACTGCTCGTACACCTGCGGTGGCTCATACGCCTGTGGCTGCATTTGCTCGAATAGCCCACCTAAACCACTGAAATTCTGCTGTGGCTGCTCGTATACCTGTGGCTGCTCATACACCTGCGGTTGCTCGTATGCCCGTGGCGGACCCCTAAAGTCACCAAAATCCTGCTGTGGCTGTTCGTACACCTGCTGTGGCTGTTCGTATGCCTGAGGCTGTTCGTACACTTGCTGCTCGTACGCCCGTGGTGGACCATTAAAGCCGCGATCAACACCACCGAAACCGGGATTGGGTGCTGGGAAATCAGTCCTGAAATCATCTCGTTGTTGTGGCTGCTCATACACCTGCGGCTGCTGTTGCTGCTCATACGCCCGTGGCGGACCATTAAAGCCACGATCAATACCGCCGCCAAAGCCACCACCAAAGCTAAAATCATTGGCGAAGTTAAAATCACCAAAATTTAAATCCTGTGGAAGGGGTGGTGGTTGTGTGCCTTGAAGCAGTTTGGAGATGCTTTCCCGACTCGTAAAGGATCGGTTTGGTTGTGGTGCCGCCACACGTGCCTGTGCTATCCGGTTTGCTTCAGCAGACCTAGCTCGGGATTCTTGGTCAAGCCTGTAATAATTATCCAGAGGCGACCCGAAATTGGGGTTAAACGGAGCAAACCCTTGTGGCTGAGACGTACCATAATTTCCGCTAAAATCCTGCTGGAATGCCGAATTAAGACGCTGCCGTGAAGGTTGGAACCCCCCACTAGACCCCTGCTGGGGCATCATGCGTGCAGGAGTACTACCAAAACCGCCTTGCTGCTGGGGCGGCATCGTACGTGCAAAGGTGTTACCAAAGCCCTGCTGGGGCATCGGATTAAAGCGCTGCTGTTGCTGGGGCATCTGGTTAAAGCCACCGAAACCGCCGAAGCCACCCTGCTGCTGCTGGGGCATCACTGCGCGCTGCGCCATCGTATTGGAAACGCTAAAGCCACCACCGAAGCCCTGTTGTTGGGGCATCTGGTTAAAACCGCCGAAACCACCAAAGCCACCCTGTTGACCACCAAAGCCGCCACCAAAGCGCGGCTGACCACCAAAGCCGCCGAAGCCGCCTTGTTGGAACATACCGCCCATCGGTGAACCACCTTTAGCCATCTACTTGCCTTTCTTGAAGCCCTTCAGCATCTGCGCAAACCGTGCACGTTGGCCTAGCTTGCCGGGGGCCTTAGCGGCTTTAGCAAGCTTTCCTGCTGGGATTTTCTTACCCTCAGGAGTGCCAAGCTGCGCACGGAGTGCGCCGGGCTTTTTGATCGCTTTGGAGATGTCAAGCTTTGCTTTACCCCCCTTTGCGTACATCGAGACATCATCAGGATTGTCCTTCCGTTTGATCGTCTTTTTGCCCGGCATTTTGGAAGGGTTCATCGCCCCCATGCCACGACAAGCGCGCATTAGCAGGCTTTTCCGCCACGCTTGTAGCCAGCCATGCCACCCATTGCCAACATCTTACCCTTGGTTTTACCCTTGGTCGCGCAGCCATCGGCACGCTTAGAGGCAGAGGAGACTGAGCCGCCTTCGGCGTAGCATTTGCCGCCACCGGCCTTTTTAACCATTGCACGACCTTTGGTGTCAGCAGACTTCTTGACGAGAGCCTTACCAAACTTAGTTGCTGCGAATGGCATAGCCTTACCACCTTTTTTGTAGCCCGGAGCTTCAGAACGGTTTCCACGACCAATAGCCGCAGCATTTTCTGGTGTAACCTTAAGGTCTTTTACAGACTTACGGAACTTAGCATCCGCTGCACGGTCAGCAGCAGTTGGCTGTGGAGGCGTTGACTTTTTCTTCTTATCCATCATGACTTTGTCCTTCCTATCTCTTCTACCTTAGCTTCAAGACGCTCAAAGGCCCGGTCAAACCGGTCCCCTAACCTATCGACCATCGTGTTCATTTCGCTACGTGTAACGTGCTCACGAGCCACTTCTTCACGGGTCCTATTGAGTAGGATGCCGAGACGATCCAACTCGTCGAACTTACCTTTAAACAGGAAGCCCATGATGCCCACCACAGCAGTTAGAACGATGTTCCATATCATCATCTCCATGTCAGCACTTCCACGCACGTAGGGACTTGTTGATACGGCTATTGGGGTCATTCGCAGTCTTCTTGCTGGTCAGCTTCTTCTTCATCCCAGACATCCGAGCGCAAAATGACTTCTTGCGCGGACCGCCTTCAGGCTGCGGAGCCTTAAGCCCCGGCTTCCCCGGATTGGCTTTGTTGTAAGACGCACGACCTTTGGCGTTCAGCCCGCCCTTAGGGTTCTTACCTTCCTTACGTGTCCAAGCCGGGGTCTTAGCCATCAGACAAAACGTCCTTTCGTCTTACCCTTGGTAGCGCAGCCATCAGCACGCTTGGAGGCAGTGGAACCGCCCTTGGCCATCTTCTTAACTGGCTTCTTGACCTTACCGCCCTTACGCATCATTGGCGCACCGGCAGGAGCTTCCTCCGCCATCATAAATTCTTCCATCATAGGACGACCACGCATACCCGCTGCCGCGCCACGCTTGGCGTCGAAATCAGCTTTCCGCATAGCTTCAGCTTCTGCTGCTGCCGCTGCGCGTCGAGCGGTCTTTTTCTGTGCCGATCCAGCCAAACGGGGCATTATACCCGCCATAGGACCAAGTGCCCTATTCATCGCACCCAGTCCTTTACCGAACAAACCCTTACCACTTATGGCACCTGCCATGGGCGAAATGTCACCTAGTTTAATACCCATTATGCTGCTTCCTTCTGTGTTGGGGCGAGCATCGGATAAAGAACGTCGGTGCCGAAGCAGCCTTCGTACTCTTGTACGCCCATATGTCCGAGTTGAATGCTGGGGTCGATCCAAACTTCGAAACCGATCTCGCGGGCACGGTCGCAGAACAAGAAGTCCTCGCCCATGTAGCCCTCTTCGGTAAGTTTGAAATCAAAGAGGCAGGGGATCATGCGGTCTGAGCGCTGATCCTTATAAACCCACTCAGGGTTAGCAGCAGTCATCTGCTCAAATACTTCGCGGCGAATCAGCATGAAAGCGGTCGCAACGCGTTTACCACGGACCAGACCCATACCGTTCATGGTAAGCTCATGGTTCTCGTCATAGTCAAGGTCAGCGATATAGACCTTATTTTCGCTACGTGTGCGTGGAACACCTGCGACGATGCCCTTCTTCGGATCGCTACCCCAAGCCATAAGACGGAAGATGTGCTCCGGCTCAAAGTTGATGTCGCTGTCGATGAAGAGCAGATAGTCGCAGGTGGATTCCAGCATGTCTTTAACAAGCAGGTTACGAGCGCGGGAGACGACAGAGCATCCGCAGATGCTGCCAATCTGTACCGCAATGCCGTGCTGGCCAGCCACCTGTGTGAACCGAGCCAGCGAAACCGCCAGCTTCAAGGAGACCTTGAAGTCGTAGGCTGGCAGAGCAATGAAGATGCTCTTACCGGCTAAATCGTAACCTTTTTGTGCTTGCATATATCACCCGTAGAAAACAGTGGCGTGGACATTGGCGTCGGTAAACGCCCGGATACCATTCTCTGCCAAGATACCTTCGCCGGGAATAACAATGCTGTACGCCGTAGCGTTCTGCGAGTCCGCTTGAAGCAACATCCGAGGCCACACGACAACAGCACCGCTGGTGCCGCCGCTATTAAGCACAGTGACAGTGAACGTGTTGGCATCTGTAACGGTGACCTGATATGGGTCATCCGCTAAATCCCAATCAAGGTAAGCCCACTGCCCAGTTGAAAGACCGTGGTTGACCGCAGTTACCGTAGCCGTAGTGGTAGATCGAGCGTACGTGCCAGTTACCGATACATCATCAACAAACGCTGAATAACGCGTAGCGGTAACGAGGGGGAAGATAACCGCCCCCTTCAGACGTGTGCGGTATCCAACCAGAAGGCCGCTGGTAGCGGCGTGGATAGATTTGACATCATATTGCATACCCATCAGTATTCTCCTTCTTAGAGGTTGTTACCGATTACGATGCAGTGGTTACGGCAATCCAAGTGGTGCCACCGTCCGAGACGTACAAGCGGGTCGAAGTGGACGAACCGTCGCTACGCAGATAGACCGAACCCTTGGCAGCAGCAATGGTCGGAGCGCCCGAACCAACATACATACCCATGCCAGCAGCCGTGTTGGTTGCGATAAACGCAGAAGCACCGCCAGCGACGAGAGCCGAAGCGCTGTCAGCAGTGACGTTACCTGTAGCGGCCAAGCTAGTTACTTGGGTAGCTGCACCAAAAGTGGCGTCAACGGTTACAGCGCCGGTCGATTGGTTGATTGAGATGGTCTGAAAGCCGTTTTCCGAACGGACTGGACCATTGAAAGTTGTATTAGCCATTAAAAATCTCCGTGTAGTAGCACTTGTTCATACCGTCTCTACTATGTCTGCTAGGGCAGTCGGTACGAATTAATCACCTAGATGCGTTAGGTATATCACCTAAAAGAAAAGAGGGGAAGTAGTTTCCCACTTCCCCTCCCCCCGTTCCCTTAGGCAGCGCCTTCGGAACCGTACATGCCGAGTGGATCGGACCAGCCGAAGCTATAACGCTCGCGAGCCTTGTAACGGACGTTGCCCGTATCAAAGTCACCGTCCATGCTGTTTTGCATAGGCGTACGAACGAAGTGCTTCAGGCCATTTGGCACGTCGGTGGTCAAGAACCACGCATCCGTGTCGGTCAAGAAGTGGTTAACAGTGTAACCTTCTGGGATCGAGCCATTCGACTTAAGCGCGTTGATGTCGTTGTCAGCCGTCGAAACGCGAAGTTCGGTTTCGAGCAAACGAGTAGCAACGAACATCAGGCTTGGTGGAACTACCAGCTTACGCGGTTTAGCCGCGATGAGCAGGCCACGTTCATCCGTCCACGCAGCAATCTGAATTACAGCCGCTTCAAGCGACGTTTCATTCAAATCAGCGGCTGTGGTTGGGATGTTCGAGTTGGTGCCACCAGAGACGAGCGGGTGAGCGTTCGAGAACAACGGTTGACCATCACCACCGGGGTAGTCGGTGTCGAAGCCATTGTTCAGGATTGCAGCAGCCTTAGTCTGCTTGGTGTACGCCATGGCACGAGCCAAAGCCTTTGTGTAACGCGACGACAAAGAGTCGTACAAGTTATCTTCAATCGCTTCTTCCGTGAGCGAGAACCCGAGGGCAATCGTTTCGTGGTTGTAGCGAGCAGTGAAGACTTCCTGCGCGTTGTCATAGGCGATAGCAGAACCTTCGTTCTTGACCGGAGCAGCCGAGAAACCCGACAGCTTCGTTTCTTCTTCGAACGAACGCTCAGAGCTTTCGGTTTCGAAAATCTCTTTGTGCTCTTCGCCGTAGCGTGCGTATTCCAGACCAAACAAAGCGTTCAGACCGGGCAATAGCTCCTTAAGGAGTTGTGCGCGTGAAATTGCCATTAGTCAGTCTCCTTACACGCCAGTAGGGTTGAGATACTGGTGCATCCCCTGATTCCACTTGACGATAACTTCGGTGTAAGAACCGGGGTTACCCGCCAGAGCGGTTTCAGGAACAACATCAATAACGCGAATCGGCCACGTGGAAGTGGTGTTAGTCGCGGCAGTGATGGCCACCTGTGAGTTGCCAGTGATGGTCGAGCCTGTGTTCTGGGCCAGAACAGCGTTGTTACCGACCGAAGTGCGGTTCACGTAGCTGATCGTGGTCGAGTTGAAGGCCGTCACAACGGCACACTTGAACAGAGCGTCCGGATCGTCTTGCACGTATGCAACGACGTCGGTGATGTTCGTGGTACCGGGGTAGTACTGACGGAAGGTTTTCCCGAACACCGGATCGGTGTACGAGCAACCAAGGAACACGCCGACTGGCGTGGCGGCAGTTGTGCCGGTGTCTTTAGCCAAAGTACCCGTGTCGGCCAGCTTTACGACGTCACCATAAAAAATGGCAGTCGAAGAATTGGTCGCAATAGGAATCTGGCGTGTAGCACCTGCAAACACCTGCCCACCGATCAAATTGATCGGGATCAGCCCATAGGGGGCTGAAACAGAAGGATATGCCATTGTTTCTAAGCTCCTAGCTTATTTGCCTCTACCAAATGACGTCGATGACTTCTTCTCGCGGAAGAGAGGCATACGAGCGTCGTTCTCTCTCATGAAGTTGTTGTCCACGGATTCGATCTGGTCACGGTTCTTGCCAGCGTAATAACGCTTGCGTTGAGCCATAAACTCAGTTGGAATCTTGCAAAGCAACAACCCGCCCATTTCAATGCTGTCCTTAAAGCGGCTGTTAGGATCGGCTAGAAAGCTGAGCTTGGGCTGCTCTTCAATCCGTACCGGTTCCCATCCCTCGCGGAACTTGGCTGAGACGTTTTTGGCGTCTGACTGCTCCATCGTTGAAGTGCGAATCCACTTATATGAGTACCCGGGCTGCTTTTCAGGCTCAGGAAGCCCTGCTGCTGGTGCCCACGACTCAGGTCGCTTCGCGCTCGTACGATCTTCAAGTTCACGTGCTATTCTATTTTCTGCCATTTTAACGCTCCATCTTCGCAAATTCACGAGCATATTGCTCGGGGGTTAAGCCCAGTTTCTTAGCTATTGATAGCTGAGACTGTTTAAGTACAATCTTTTTGGAGGACGTACTTCGGGAAGCTGGTGCAACTACATTGGCAGCCTTCGATTGCCGTGAAGCTCTCGCAGTGCCTTCGGTCGCTTTGGACTCGTCTCCGAAATATTCCGGAAAACGACGACGCATCGTTGTGTCGATAGCGCCCCAATATTCGTCGGTGCCCACAAACTGCGGACCACGTTCT